CAGGGCCTACTAATCTAAGCTCTCGTTAAGCTTCTTATCCAACCGGCGGGAAACTGCCAGCTAACTATAAGGAACCCAAGCGATACGATAACCAGTGACCCCTTCTCGGGGGACGATCCCGGCTTTGTGAGTGGCCTTCGACGGCCTACCTTCACTTGTCCGGATGCCGAACAACCTAAAACTGTTATCCTGGTTGCTCGACACACCGTATAACGCAGCAGCTAGTACAGCGCCCGCTGGAAAGCGGGCCCATTCGACGACCTCAAACGTGTAGGGCAACCACGCCCGAAAGTATCGGATGGAGTCTTTACGGCGGCTTAGCCAGTTCCGAGGTGCATCATGAATTACGATGTCCCCCAGGATTTCTGGACCACGACAAGCGCGGATTTCAACTGGGATTTTTTCCAGACAAAGGTGCCACGCTTTCGTCACAACCGAGTCAAGCATGTCAGTGCCATCGACAAGCCAGACGCGGCGTAAGCCGTTAGCCAAAGCGATCCAGTCTTGAGGACTGGTCGGTTCGAACTTCTGGAAATGCGGTCTTACTGCATGTCCGTCGAAGTAGTCGCCCCCGCAAGATTCGCGGAAAGCGCCTTTTACGAACGTCTTCGTCGTGTTCGCTTGGAACCCGAAGAACCTTAAGGCTATGAGCACGCTACCAACATGTTCTGTCGGTACGATGATATCATCACCGTAAACGGAGACCTTATGGCTCCTACCACAAACAGCATGGCAGATAGCAAGAAAGACAATAGTCTCCAGCTCAAACGTGTATCCGTTACCCATACCTGAGAATTTTTCCAGGTAGAGCCGGTCATCAGGTTTATTTAATTCAACCTGAGTGAAAGGCGTGCGAAGTGAGTTCAGTAAGAAGAACCACTCGTGGGTGAAGAGAAGTTGAATAACTCTCTTCGCTTCTGTATCGGAAGCATTACGCAGATCCACCGTTGCAGAGTCACCGAACATAGAAGCTATACAAGCCTTCAACCGGTGTAAATCCTGCATGGTATCGAGGTCAAATCCTCGATTTTTAAGGCGGCGACGAAAGAACGTCCCAACCGCTAACTGGGCTGCGGCATTCACTGACGGCTGTACAGATATTCCTCGATTTTTGAGGGCATCCTTCAACACGCTTAACCAGTGATCATGCTCAACCAGTCGGATCTCCATCTCACTTTCCAGGTTACGACCCCAGGCCGTGTGCGCCCACATAGGTACAACGTGGAGCGCTGATGGTGTAATTGTGGGTTCAGAACAAAACTTGTGAGGTACGGTGGTACGTGTACCGATATCCGATAAAGTGCTCCCCTTACCAAGTCTGAAATCTAAGAACTTGGGGGGTGCGCCAACTAAGTAACGTATCTCTTCTCGCACCTTCGAGATGAACTCGAGGCGCCGCGCATCACCGGGGACAAAAGGACCCCCATTAATGAAGCGTGAAAAATACGCGTTCGTATGGCAACAGAGGGACTCAGCCTCGAGGAAATTAGCTTTCGCTACCCCCTCAAGGTCAACACCAGTATCCAAATCTCCGCATTTCTTAAGGAGACCTACACACTGGGCATCAACCTTATAGGCGTACCAGTCCGTGTAATCACTTGGGTCGACGCTCAAAGTAGCGAGCTCTTCCCACCTCTCCGCAGCTGCTAAGTCGATACATTGACTCGCTACGGGAGTACCGGCGCCAACCCAAATTGCGTTGGCAACATGCAACAGATCGTTTATCATGTCCTTACACTCCTTGGTTAGATCACTGTTTCCGCTACTTAATTTCCGTAGCAGATAACCAATCGGGCAATGTTTGCGAACTCGGGCGATAATACCCCGATTCCGATCAACAATGCTCCGATCAAAACAGTGACAACGCGCGCCGCTGGCGAATCAGCCCAGCGACGGCCCCCTTTAGGTTGGGGCGTATCCATCTTTGATACTCTGTTTCACGAGCGCTGACGCCAGCAAGTTGTTGCACTGGGCCACTGCTTCGTTAAGGTCGGCTTGCGGCATCCCTTGCGGGACCGCGTACGAGCCGGAGCCTTGAAACAGGTTGACGACGGATATGGAGCCATCGGACGCTACAGCTGTCTGAGGGTACGCGAAGGCGTACTCGACGCGACGCACTTTTCCATCGGCGTTATTCCTCGAAGTGAGGGAGAACGACGGCTGGTGTGCGGGCGCTGTGCCCACGGTTGTGCTTTTCCAGACAGCCGGAGTGCGATCACCTGCACTCGGCACCTTTTGGGCGAAGACGATATTTGTTGTCTCGTCCGCTTTCTTGACCGTTAGATCGGCCATTGCTGCCATAATATGCTCCTTATGATCATCAAACGTACAGGCTTTTGCCTTTTCGAGGCACCCGGACGGATGGGAGATCTTTGAGTTGAGTGGTGAGGACCGCAATTGCGTTGGCCCCTCGTGCCGAATAAAAACCGGTAAAACGTGACCTTAGCTTCGGTATCGCCGGCAAAGATAACTGGCGAACTAAGTCCACCCGTTTGTCGTTACGACAATACAAGTACGGGTTGTAGGTGTAATACCACCAAAAGTCGTCCTTACGGAGCAACTCTCCATACCATGTATTAAACGACTCTTCTTGGTTTAGTCCCACAAAGTCAGTCAGACTCTGCAGATACTTGCCAATGGGTAAGAACCAGTCGACCACAAAGGAGAAGGGAACAACCTCCCATGCTACGGACAACGGATTGGTTAAACCCAGCTCGTTCGCTTTCCACGCAAACCAACTACTAACGGAAACCTTCAACTGCAGTAATAAACGAAGGTGCCACTTGTACGTTGTATCAGTCCAAGCGTAGTTGTTGTGGGTAGGTACTACCGTTTCGAAGCGACCTTGCGCTTTTCCACGGATGACCTTATGAGGAAATGGTTGTTGCATCACATTGACTGCACGGTAAATGTCTTCCACAAGGGGTTTCCAGCCGTAGGAGTACTCCAGCCAGACAC